AGAGGAAACCACGGTGAAGACCAGCTATGGCGAAAAGTCGGTTACTTTCAAAAACCTCAGCGGCGAGGTACAGGATATCTTCCGATATCTGGATATTCAGTCTACCTACCTTCAGCTGGAAATTGGCGACAACCCCTACCGCTACTATGCGGCACTGGGTGAGGACAACCTCAACGTCACCATCAAGCACAGCAATCTCTATTTGGGGGTGTAATCATGCAGCTATATGTATATTCCCCTCAAATGGAAATGCTGGGCGTAATCGAAGAAATCACAAGCCTCCTTTGGACTCGCAAATATTGGGAGCCTGGCAATTTCAAGCTCCTGGTACCTTTCAACGACACCCACAATCAACTGCTCAAGGAAGATAACATCATCATCAAGCACGGAGATACCGAAGCGGCAGAAATCAAGTATGTGGACATAAGCAAAAACCTCGAGGGCTTTGAGGTCATCGAGGTACAGGGCAAGTTCATAACGCAGTGGATAAACAAGCGGGTTATTGAAAAGCAGCTGCTGAATGTATCGGCAACAGCTCAGAACCTCATACGCCGCATTGTGGATGAGAACTGTGTCACGACTTCGGCCGCCCGGCAGCTCCCAAATCTTTCAATGGCAGATGATGCGGTTATTGATGGCTCGGAGATCCTTTACACCTCCGAGATTTACGACAATGCCCTTGATGCTATCATCGACCTTGCGCAAGGCTCGAAGATAGGTTTTCGCATCACAACCGACCGTGCCACGGGCCTGCATGCTTTCTCCACGTATAAGGGTGTGGACTGCACCGAGAACAACAACTCCGGCAATCCACCCTGCATCTTCTCTCAGGAGTACGACAATGTACTCGGACAGGAGTACACGAAATCCACCGAGAAATACAGGAACACCGCCTATGTTACCGGCGAAACAAGGGAAGACGAGAGCTTTGAAACGGTGATAGTCAACGATGAGAACTCCGGGCTTAATCGGAATGAGCTGCATGTATCTGGCGGGGACATCAAGCAGACCTACACAGACGAAAACGACAAGGAAATTACCATGAGCCTGGACGAGTATTGCCGGGCGTTGAGAGACAGGGGCGCAGAGAAGCTCGAACAGTATCCGATTTCCCAGTCTTTCTCCTCTGAGATAAATGTTGGTGCCAACCTTGTCTACAGAAAAGACTTCGACCTTGGCGACCGCGTGACATGCTTCAACAAAAAGTGGAATGTTCGCATTGACGCCCGTATCACGGAAGTTACCGAGGGATACGAGGTAAAAGGAGAGAGCCTCGAAATCATCTTCGGTGAGGCTATCCCCAGCTTGTACAAGCAGATTAAAACTATGACAGGAGGCTAATATGGAAAAAAGCAGCTTCTTCAACTCGGTCTCCAAAGACCGTAGATATTCTGCCGAGGATTGGGCGGCGTATTTCGCCTCCTTCATTTCCAACGGCGTTTTCGCGGAGCCGTCCGACAACCTTCAGGTAATGATAAATACCGGCATGGGCATCTCCATAAAGCCGGGCATTTCCTTTGTCAACGGCTATCGCTATCAGAACACTACAGACCTCATCAAGACCCTTGCCGTTGCAGACGGTATTTACAACCGCATTGACCGCGTGGTAGTCCGCTGGAGCCTGCTTGACCGCAACATTACTGTTGCAGTTCTGCAGGGCGCTCCGGCCACTACCCCTGTTGCACCTGCTCTCACTCGGGATGCGGAAATTTACGAGCTTGCTCTGGCAGACATTTATGTTGGAGCGGGCGTTACCTCCATCGTACAGTCCAACATCACTGACCGCAGGCCGGATAGTGGACTGTGTGGCTTTGTCCATGCTCTCATTGAGCAGTTTGATTTCAGCTCCCTCACAACTCAGTTTGATGCGTTCTTTGCTGAATATGAAAAACGCATCGAAGACGAGTACGACTACTACCACGAGCTTGGCCAGTCCAGATATGACAGCCTTGATGCTTCAATGGATGAGTTTGAGGCCGCGTCCAAAGCGAGCTTTGAGGAATGGTTTGCCACAGTCCAGTATGTCCTTGACGGTGATGTTGCCGGGCATCTGCAGAACGAGATTGATGCAATGGAGGACAAGGTTAACCAGGCAGTGGAAGACCTTGAAGCCTCGATGGAAGAAACCATTGAGGAAGTTCGCAAGACCGGCTTTTCAACATATACCCATGAAAAAGCAGGCACCAATCATTCCCTCACTCTGATGGGCGGCGGCAATAACATCAAGTTCGTCGCAACAGACCTGTTCCAGAAAAACGACACCTTCACCATCAATGGCGCCGCTGTGACGGTGCTTCTGCCCAGCGGTAAAGCTCCTGGTAACAAATTCTTCGTTGCCGGCAGTGTGGTTATCGGTTTCCTGAGCGGCAGCGTTCTTTATCTTGTCGGCGGCGGGGGCGGCGGCTCCGGCGAACAGTATTGTGTTACTCTTGATCCGGCAGCATGGTACCAGCAGGCACCTGATGCCAAAGAGGAATACTGGTACGCCTGCGATATCGTACCGCCTGACTTCGACCCGGCTGAGCAGGATGTTGTGGTGACTGCCGCCGATGCAGCCACATACGACTGGCTTTCCAAGCACGGCTTTTATGAGCTGGCAATTGCTGATACCAACTTTGCGGTACAGGCGAAAGAAATTCCCACCATCAACCTGACCGTCTTCTATGAACTGAAAACGAGAGGAGAGATTTAACATGAGCGGTATTCTTCTCGGCGCAAGGTCGAATGTGCTTAAGCCCTGCACGGCAAGGAGCTACGGCGTGAGCTGGGCAGGAGGTTCGAGCACACAGTTTTCTCGTCTGGGTGAAGCGGCTCTGTTCGATGACCCCATACCCGGCGTCGGTGCGACTGACGGCTCAAGCCCCTTTGATGAAATCATGCCTTGGGCTGGCATGAAAGAATTCAACGTCATCAATGACGAGATAGCCTACGAGAAGGGCGTTGATGCAGAGTTTTCCCGTTCTGCCTATGACACCGTTGTACGCATTCCTCGCTTTTGGTTCAAGGTAGTTGCAACAGGCTCAGAATGGCAGCTGCATATTGCCAACGGCCCGATGGATGGCTATACAGAACACCCGGCATTTGAGGGCAAAGACTGCATTTACATCGGCAAGTATCTTTGCGGCGTAGGTTATGTCTCAAAGTCTGCCATAAAACCTCAGGTTAGTATCACGAGAGCCACCATGAGAAGCAACGCCCGGAATAAGGGTGCTCATTGGGATATGCTGAACATTGCCGCTTGGAGTGCCGTTACCATGCTGTTCCTCGTGGAATATGCAGGCTGGAACTCTCAGGCTGTTGTTGGAAAAGGCTACACCAACGGCTCTGCTGTCATTGCCTGCGGCGGTACCGACAGCATGGCATATCATACTGGCAGACCTGCCGGCACCGATGGCCTGACCTCCATTGTATACCGTGGCATTGAGGACCTTTGGGGCAACGCCTGGCAGTGGGTGGACGGTATCAATTTCTCCGGCACTCAGGCGTATTACTGCCTTAACCGCTCCAATTTTGGTGATGACAAGAACGCCGGCTATTCCCAGCTTGGCTATTCTTGCTGCTCTGGCGATAAGTCCTATCCCAAGACTCACGGTGTAGATGCCAACGCAGCGTGGCTCTTCCTGCCCACCTCCTCTGGCGGCTCTGATGCAAGCTATATCCCCGATGGTTGGTGGACGTCAACCGGCTGGCGCGTCTTTAGAGTTGGCGGTAGCTATGGCCTTGGCTCTGCCGCGGGCTTGGTCGCCCGGGGTGCGAACGATGCCTCCTCGCACGCGAACGCGAACTATGGCGGGCGGCTCCTTTATATCCCCTAAGGGGGTTTGGGGGTCGCAACCCCCAAGTATTCTGTCGGCTTTAGCCGACCGATTTTTTGAAAAAATCGGATTACGCATTACGTAATTATTTTCCAAATCTCAGACAGCAGAGGTTTGGGCTTTTAAAATTCAGCATGGGGCTGCGTGTGTTTCGTTCCCCTCATTGTCCCTCGCGTCTTTAAAGTTGGCGGTAACTATGACAATGGCTCTGCCGCGGGCTTGGTCGCCCGGAATGCGAACAATACCTCCTCGAACGCGAACGCGAACAATGGCGGGCGGCTGCTTGTTCAAGCTCTCTGCTCCAGTGCACACGCACTTCCGCGCCGCTTGGCGAAAATTTTGCCGTGAGGACATGGCTCAGTAGGTTAATTCTCGACCAGCTGTGAGGCGAACAAGGAGGGCATTTCACAATGCCGAAAAGAGTTGGATTCCTCTATGAGAAGATGTGCGACAAGGACATGATCCGCCTCGCCATCATCAACAGTTCCAAGAACAAAAGACACCGGCACGATGTTCAGCGGGTCATCAGCAACATGGAGAAGTATGTGGATAAGACCTACAACATGCTCATGGCTGAGAGCTTTAAGCCTGCCGCTCCCCGGGTGAAAACCCGGTATGACACCACGAGCCAGAAGGTGCGCGAAATCAGCGTGGTACCGTACTGGCCTGATGGGGTCATGCATCAGCTGATGGTGCTTGTTCTGAAGGACACAATCATGAAAGGCATGTACGCGTGGACGTGTGCAGCCATCCCTAAGCGCGGAGCTTCAAGAGCTGATAAGTATGTACAGCGCGCCATAAAGAATGACCCCAAAGGCACCAAGTACATTCTTAAACTTGACGTCCGCAAATTCTATCCGTCCATCAACCACAAGAAGTTGATGGAACTGCTTTCCCGAAAGGTGAAAGACCGGCGCTATCTCAAGATGGTGTCCGACATTCTTGCCACATCAGAGGGCGGCTTGCCCATAGGGTTCTTTATCTGCCAATGGCTGGCGAACTTCTACCTTGAAGGGCTTGACAGATATATCTGCTCCCTTGATGGTGCAGAATACTATGTCCGCTACATGGACGACCTTGTAATCATGGGCAGAAACAAGAAGAAGCTGCATAAAATCCGGAAACTCATTGAAGCATACTTGAATGAAAAGCTGCTTCTTGAGGTGAAAGGCAATTGGCAGGTGTTTCCTCTCAAAGCGCGGCCGCTGGATTTCGTAGGGGTCAAACAGTACCGCACATATCGCACCATCAGGAAGCGGACATTTCTTCGCTTTATCCGGCAATGCAGACGAGCCAAGAAGCGATTAGATAAGGGCTGGAGAATACCGCCCACAATGGCGTCTGCGCTCGTGTCCAGAGCAGGGCTGCTTAAAGGCGTCAACTGCTTTGAGGCCAAGAAGAAGTATTACACTCCCATCGGGGAGAAAATGTTGAAAAGGGTGATAAGCAATGAAAGTAAGAGGCGAGATCGCGCCGGTTACAGCATTTACCTTGGAGCCTATCCCCAAAAAGCCGGGTAAATGCCTTATCCGTTTCTATGAGAACGCGGAGGCATACGAAGACACCGGCTGGGAGTGGGATGAATACCATCTTGAAATGGCATCATACCCCGGGCTGGAAAGTGATGTTACCGCAAACTATGATATGCTCATGAAGCAGGCAAAGCTGATGGAGCAGCAGAACAACGCCATTCCCATGCTCCAGACAGAACAGGCCCAGACCCGGGCTGATGTTGAGTACATCGCCATGATGATGGAGGTGGATCTGTAATGAGTCCGAAGTTTGCAACTGTTAAGGCCTATTACGACAATGGCCTTTGGAACAAGGAGCGTGTGTACAACGCTGTTGGCCGCTGGATTACCGAGGATGAATATGCGGAAATCACCGGCGAGGTATACGACGGTACCGCGCCCATGTCCGAGAAAGCCCAGATGGAAACTGTCCTGAACGAGCTGGGGGTGTATCCCGATGAAGTACAGGCGTGATTGGTTGACACCCGGCAGAAAGCAGCGTGAGGCATTCACCAAACAGGGTGCGTGTCTGACGGATGCGCAGGCGGCTCAGAATGTGTCCGCCTATCCTGAGTGGAAAGCCGGTATAGAAATCACTCAGGCCATGATTGACGCCGGGGAAAATCGGTACCGTGTGGGTGAGCAGCTGTACAAGACCACTGTACCTCATACCACCATCGACTCATGGGCACCTGACGTGGCCATTACCGTATGGACACCGATTGACATTGAGCACACCGGAACCATTGATGATCCCATCCCTGCTGTAAGCGGCATGTATTACACATACTTCCTCTACTACCTTGACCCTGAGGATGGCAAAACCTATTTGTGCCAGTTTGGTGATACTCAGACGACAGGCACTGTGCAGCTGTTCTATTTGCCGCATCAAGCACCTACGTACTTCAAACTTGCATCATAGCGAAAAAGACTGACGAGAAATCTCGCCAGTCTTTTTTATACCCAAAGGAGAGAAACCAATGAGTGAGTTAACTATTTATGCTGCCCTCAGAGCGGCGGGCATGACTGCAGCTGGCGCCTGCGGCATGATGGGAAACATGGCCAAAGAAAGTGCCATGCACTCCAACAATTTGCAGGACAGCTACAACAGCGTGTTCAAGCTGTCTGATGAACAGTACACCGCTCTGGCAGATGCAGGCAAGCCCACCTACAACGGCAAGTACTTTGTGAATGACGAGGCCGGATATGGCCTGTGCCAGTGGACACACAAAGATAGAAAGAAAAAGTTCCTTGCCTTTGCCAAGGCCGAGTGTGCCAGCATCAGCAACGAGGCCATGCAGGTGAGATATTGCATTAAGGAACTGAAAACCGACTTCCCCGGAGTCTGGCAGCTCCTTTGCAGCACAGTCAGCGTCTATGAGGCCGCCGAGGTTGTTTGCACCAAGTTCGAGATGCCTGCTGTTAACAATGTGACTGAACGGGCAAACAAGGCCATGATGTACTTCTCCATGTATTCCACCGTGGACTATACGGCTGTAGAGGTTGAGACGGAGGCGCCGGTATCTGCTCCGGCTGATCCTGATGGCAATGCCGTAGACATTGAGCTGACCAATGAGACTGTGATGCATCTGCAGGCCATTCTTGTGACATACGGCTACAAGATTGGCACTCAGGCAAATGCAACCGGCATTGACGGCTTCATCGGTAAGAAGACCGTAGCAGCTGCTAAGGACTTCGTGTCCAGATTGGAGGAGTTGGTATGAATGAGCTGCAGATTGCAGAAATTGTAGCCGGCGCGCTTTTGGCCTTGGCAACTGTCGTGGAGATTTCCCCGATTAAGATTAACCCTTGGTCGGCTATCGCCAAGGCCATCGGTCGGGCAATCAATGCTGATGTTCTTGCAGAGCTCAAGCAGACCAATGAGAAGCTGGATGAACACATCAGAGCCGATGATGAGCGCAACGCTGATATGCGCCGCACCCGTATCTTGCGCTTCAACAATGAGTTGATACGCGAGATACCCCATACCAAGGAAGACTTCATAGACGTGCTGGCAGACATTGACGAATATGAAGCCTACTGCCGCGAACACCCTACATACAAAAACAACCGGGCAAAACACGCTATCGACAATATTGGTCGGGCGTATGATGACCGGCTGCATAAACATGATTTTCTTTAAGAAGGAGAGAAAAACAATGAAAAAGATTCTCGCACTGCTTCTGGCCATGACCCTGATGTTTGCCATGGCCGTCCCCGCATACGCCGCTGGTATCAACGAGCCCATCGGCAAGGTCATTGATTACGGCTGGGTCATCTTTGCCGCAATCGTCTGCGCTGTGGTTATCATCATAGCGGTGCTGAAATTTATCAGGACACCGCGCCCGGAGCAGATGAGGAAGGTCAAAGAATGGCTGCTTTGGGCTGTGATGAAAGCAGAGAAGACATTTGGCGAAGACACGGGCGTACTTAAACTGAGAGCCGTGTACGATATGTTTGTAACTAAATTCCCTTGGATAGCGCAGCTGCTGACCTTTGATAAATTTGCTGAGCTGGTCGATGAGGCGCTTGAGGAAATGAAAAAGCTCCTGGCAGAGAACCCCGCTCTCATTGATGAAGCGGCCAAGATGTAACACAACAAATGCCCCCTTTACCCTTTCGCGGGTAGAGGGGGCTTATTTTGCGTTCTGTGGCGTTTTGGAGGGGGGGGGATAATCAGACACGCCCCCTCACTCCTCAAATCGTTGTAGGGCTGTTGCAACAGCTCAAAACGATAAATCCATGCTTGGGTTACTCCTCACTTTGCAAGGTTCGGATATAAACGCCCGGATTTTTGTAGATGGCCCACTCAGAGAGCGGCAGAACTTCTCTGGTGAAATCTCTGATTGCTTCATCCGTTCCGCAGGCATCGCATATCTGAATTGAGGCGTGGCGGCTTA